ATTCGAGTAAAGAAAGAATCAAGATATTATTAGAAGAATTTTTCTATGATATTGTTAACGTGAACGTCAACTTACCATTTTGGGTAAGAAATGTTTGTAAATATGGTGACAATTTCGTATTACTTTATGGTGAACGTAAAAAAGGTATTACTCACGTAAAACAACTCGTTAACTATGAGATTGAGAGGTTCGAAAGAATTCAAAACGGTAAACCATTGGTTAAATTTAAGGAAAGAATGACTGGTGATGAATTTAACGTGTTTGAAATTGCTCACTTTAGGTTACTTGGAGACGATAAGTATCTACCTTATGGCTCATCAATTTTAAATAAGGTTCGTAGAGTATTCCGTCAGTTAGTTATGGCTGAAGACGCTATGCTTACCTACCGTATTATCCGTGCTGGTGAGAAAAAAGTGTTTAAAATCGATGTTGGAAACATCGATGAAGACGACATTGAAGAATATATCTACAAAGTTGCAACAACATTTAAGAAAACAGCACAGGTTCAACCAAATGACGGTCAAATCGACTACAGGTTCAACATTCTTGGAAACGATGAAGACTACTTTTTACCAGTAAGAAATGCAAACACACAAACGGGTATAGAAACACTCCCCGGTGCACAGAATCTCGACCAAATACATGACATTGAATATCTTAGAGACAATTTATTTACTGGTCTCGGTGTTCCAAAACCATTTCTTAGTTTCCAAGACGCAAGCGGTGGTGGTAAAAACATGGCACAATATGATATTAGGTTCGCTAAGAAAGTAAATCGAATTCAGCAAGCCATGATTCAGGAACTCAATAAGATGGCAATGATTCATCTTTATTTATTGGGTTATAGTGGTGAAGACCTAAATGGTTTCCAAATAACACTTACTAATCCTTCAACACAGCAAGAATTACTGAAGTCTGAATTGATGCGTGACAAAGCACAAACTTATACTGAGTTAACACGTGCAGAAGGTGGTATTGCAGCAATGTCACACACAACAGCAAAACGTCTGATTTTCAACATGAGTGATAGGGAAATTGTTGATGACTTGAAACAACAGAAAATGGAAAAAGTTGTTATGCAAGAACTTCAGGATTCACCAGTTACTATTAAGAAATCTGGTTTATTTGTTGATATTGATAAAAGATTCGGTGAACCGATTGAAGATATGGCACTCACAGGTGGAACAGAAGGCGGTATGCCACCACCAGAAGGCGGTGCTCCGTTAGGCGGTGATGCTGGTATGCCACCATTAGGTGGTGGTGAGCCATTAGGTGGTGCACCTGCGGGTGGTCCTGATTTAGGCGGTGCTCCGTTAGGCGGTGGCGGTATAGGTGCTGCTCCCATGATGGAAGGTATGAGTGATGAAGCCTACGACAAACATCTTGAGAAACTTGTTTTCGGTACGACTCAAGAACCCGAAGAAAAGAAAAAAATTAGGCAAAAAGAGATAATTCAGGAAAATAATAAAATTAATGATAAACTGAATAAAGGTGCTGCTGATATGGTTGCTGAGATAGATAAACTTTTGGAAAATAATGAAAGTATTAACAGCACACAAAAAATAGATGAATCACAAGATATTGATATTGAGGAAATTGAGAATCTCGACTTAGGGGAATAATTCAAGTCAAATATTAATATCTTGAATGAAACATGCATTTATAGTTAATTATAGTATTTATATTAAATTGAATTGTATCATATGAAAAATGTCAACATAGGAATTGCTAATTTGATAATTTCTAACAAATTGAATGAGTCGTATATCAACAACAAATCGATTGAGGAATCTAAGAAGATTGCTTTCAATTTTTTAGAAGTTGTAAAAAATTCCCCAATTCTCCAGTTGGAATTTAGGGTGTTCAATAGTATTGATGGAAAAGTTATCGAAAGTGAAGTTCTGGCAAAAGATTATATTGATGAACAAATCAAATTGTTTGAAGTGTTCACAATTGAAGAAATCGATGCTGAACGTGAGAAATTAAAACAATTTATTGCTGAAGAAACTCAACCTGATAACGATAAGGTGAAATTATATGAAGCAATTGATACTGTAATCAATGAAACACTTGAATCTTACGAGAATACTGATATTGATAAGATGCATGATGCATTCGTATTGGTTCTGGAACACGTAAGAACACCAAAAAAAGCACTTCTTGAAAACGTTGATGTTGAACCCCTCAATGAAGACGTAATCGAAATTGCGGTAGGTAAATTTAATGAGAAATACGAGAGTCTTGATGAAAGTGATAAAGACCTATTAAAGACCCTTATTAAAGCCACTACAAAGGAGAAAAAGGCACTCCTTGAGACCTATAAGACCGATACACTTGCAATCTTAGAAGGAATCGACAAAGAGAAGGTTCAAGACAACATTGCCAAAGCCATTCAGAAAATCAAAGAAATGGCTTATGACCGAAAAAATGTTGATGACAACATTATCGGACTCCATGAATTCAAGAAGGAATTGCTTTAAGTCAAGAATCTATTAAGAAAATCTTTTTTCACAACATTCAAATCAACACCTTTAGCATCTGAAAGACCAGCAGGTGGAACTCCGTCCACAATACCTTGTGATGTGAATTGCCAAATATCCCAATCCCACCATCCATCTGGAACTGGTGGTAAATTAACTTCTGGGTTTATACCTGCCGTAATATTCATGTAATTAGGCATCCATAGTGGATAATTACTTTGATTCTTGATTTGGTGGTCATCGATGAAATATTTACCTGAATAAATCATTGTTTCATATCCATTGGCTTTCATTGTGTCAATAAATGATTTAATAAAGATATTTAGGTCAGTAGTCCTATTACCCCAATAATATGGAGATTGCCAAGAATGTCCACCCTCAATATCTAAAACAGCAGGTAAGTTTATTCTTTGTGTTTTGGTTGGGAATAGATTTAATTTGCTGGTAAACCAGTTTGCTTGATTTATACCATCGGCAGCAGGATTGCCTGTTTCTCCGAATTCCGCAAAATGATAATAACCCATAGTGACACCATTATTAACTGCGTCATTAACTTGTTTATTAATATTATAATACTTTTGATTACCACTATAGAAGTTCGTTCCCTGCGTTAATTTAATAAAACCAGTTGTAACACCTGCTGCTTTTGCTTTCTTCCAATCGGCATTACCATTGTGATGAGATATATCGATACCCAATTCACTGTTCAGATATTCGAGTCTTTCTGGTGTAATTATTTTTGCTTGTGGCGCAACATTAAGTGCTGCTCTCACAGCATCACCACCAGATAAACCATCATAACTTGTGAATGCCACTGGTGTCAATACTCGTGGCATTGGATACTTCAGGAGTTTAGTACCACTGAAACTTGTTGTCATTTTATTTGCAGTTATATTGTGTTCAACAGTCAAAATGATATAAGCTCCATTAAACATTGGAATATTTTCCAATTGAAAATATTGTGTTGGTTGAATCATTGCATTCCCAAAGCCAGTAACTGTTGCCTTATATGACCTATTCTCATAAAGATTATAGAGGTTCTGTCCTTTAGGAACTGGTGCATCGGGATTCTGGTCGCCAGCGAGTCTTGACAGAATTTGAATACTCTCATTGGTCTCAGGATATTCTTTACTATCGATTTTGATATCGGTAAACATTGATTGATTTTGTTCACCAAATCTAACCCTAAATGCCCTTACTTCACGCCAAGGAAAGTCTTCGTTTTTTTCCTGATTCTGATTTTCTTCATATTGTACACCTGAATCATCTCCTGAGAATCCAGCCACGCCCGGTGCTGAAATGTCAATAATGCCATCATTTTCAAAACCATTTGCCGAAACACTTGGATAACTTGAAGAACCACCAATATACATGCAAACAAAAAACGGGTTCTGATTATCATTATATCCACCAGTGTGAATTTCGAAACTCTCTTTCCAACTCTCATCGGTTGCAAAACTCATGAAGTTTTGAAGTGGAAAGAATTCGAATCCGTTTAACGATAATAATTGTGTTAATACACTGAATAAACTAATGTTTGGGTCTTCTAACATTTCACCAAGAATTTCGGCATTAAGTATTGTTTCACCAATAGGGTTCATTCCTCTATCAACAAATGCAAAACTATCAATTAATCTTGATTCATTGGTCTTATTAAACGGATAATTCATTTTACTTGCAGGTGTTCCCGTTAACCACTTATCATTAATATTCTTAAATGAATAATATAGTTGATTTATAATGTCCTTATCACCCTTTACTTTCTTTAATTCCTCTTCCTCTTCTTTTAGTTTTTTCTCGGACGCAATCATAAGACTGGTTAATTTCTTGAATAATAATATGAAATAATTATTGTTATATTCATTTACAACAACACCACCAGTTGCATTCAATGTTGCAATTGATGTGTATCCAGATGGATATGGTGGAACAGTATCGGATTTCTGGAATGTTATTTGACTGTAATTAACAATAGTCTGTCTCTCCATTAAATCAGCAATAGTACTGAAAAACATTCCATTACTTCCGTCTTTAATTTCTTTCGAAACCTTCCTATTCGGATTAAGAAAATATCCATACAGACTTTCTTCATAACTATTACGGAAACTATTATCATAACGAAAGTTAGTTTTTATATCTTCTTGATAATTTGTATTAGGGGCATTCTTTCGAACAAAATTATACATTTCTGTAATTCCGTTAACAACATCACCATGTGTGGTACTCATATATGTTTCATAAGCATTTTTAAATTCCTCTTTGTCTTTGGCAGACAAATAGGTATTCACATCATATGCGTCAGCCAAGACAAAAAATCCACGATTATCGAGATAACTACCA